ATGAATGCTGGAGTAGACCTAATTGTAGTTGACTCAATTACATCACTACTTCCTGCTATTTATTTTGAAAAGGATTCGGATGAACTTAAGCAACTTGAAAATACTAAACAAATTGGTGCAGAGTCTAGAGACTTTAGCAATGCGTGGAAGATGCTTAACTATGCTAATAACAAAGTTAAGCCTACGTTGTTTGTACTTATCTCGCAATCTCGCAACAACATTAGTGCAATGTATACATCTCAACAGCCAACAGGTGGTCAAGCAACTAAGTTTTACTCTTCAACCGTTATTAAACTTTTCTCGTCAGAATCCGACAATCAGGCTATTAAGGGAAAGATTGCAGTTGGCGACAAACTTATCGAAGAGAAGGTTGGAAGAAAAGTTCGTTGGGAAGTTCAGTTCAGCAAAACATCGCCAGCCTTCCAATCTGGAGAATATGATTTCTACTTTAGGGGCGATGTTGGTGTCGATTCCATTGGTGATTTGGTGGACACTGCGGAAATGATGGGCGTGGTAGAGCGTACAGGAGCCTGGTACATCCTTCCTGATGGCAATAAGATTCAGGGTAGAGATAAGTTCGTAGCACGAGTACGAGAAGACCTAGACCTGCAAGATGAAATTAAGGCAAAGGTTCTAAATGGGTAAGTACACTATTTATCCTGGTAGTTTTCCTTGCCACACTTGCAAGGTAGAAGTTAAGACTGTTAGACTTTATGCATCAGATAAGCAGATTACTTGGATGTGTCCAGATAAACACATAAGTGTGGTAAACTTGAATACAAAGAAGACTAGGAAGGATTATGAGTGAACGCAATGAAAGCAAACGCATTGGTGCTAAACAGCACAAGAACTCTGGTAGGAACACCCATAAGGGTGACGCTACCTGGAAAAATTTCACAGCCGATTTCAAAGAGGTTGGACGAAGTTTCACCATTAACAAAGAAGTTTGGGCTAAGGCTACTACTGACGCTATCCGTAATGGCAATGACCCTATCATTATTGTCGTACTGGGTGATTCAGGAATCAAGACTCGCCTCGCTGTTGTTGAGTTGTCCCTGTTAGAAATGCTACTTGACCAACTGCCCCCAGATAGTGTATAATTGATGTAACAACATTAAGGAAACAAAATGGAACAAACTAACACAATTGATATGGTCAATGGTCTAACAGAGATTGCTGACTACATGGATGATGAAGAACTAACTACTGCTTTAACCTTTATTGCTAAAGTTATTCTTAAGCCAGACATTCCACTAAATGTTGCACAAGTGGAGATTGTTCGCTTGCAAGCAATTGCAGCGAAGATGTCCTTCAAAGCCACATGGCTTACTAACGTAGATAAAGGAGACAGAGCGAAGAAGAATATTTATTACACCGCTGCAGAGGCTATCAACAACCTTGTATCGGCTCTTAAATATATTACTCGCTAGTGTTTATTATGGCTAAAAACCTATTGCAACAAGTAATGCTTAAGAAGGTGGAAGAGAATGAAAATTCTAAACCATCATTCATTGATAAGCAAGCATTGATTGATAAAATTAATTCTGGTTATACTATCAATCGTGTAGATAAATTTCAACAAAAGAAAACATTTGCACCAAGCACAATTGCGTATTCTCATGGAGAATGTCCTCGCTATTGGTATCTAGCATTTACAGGTGCAAACTTTACAGATAATGCAGATGCCTATGGCGGTGCAAATATGACTGCTGGTACAAAATCTCACGAACGTATTCAGGAAGCGATGGGAAATGTTCCAGGACTTCTGGCAGATTCTGAATTTAAAATTACTTATAACGACCCACCTATTTTTGGATTTGGTGACGTTATGCTTAACTGGGAAGACAAGGAACTTCTTGGTGAAATTAAGACCATGCCCAACGAAGGATTTGAGTATAGAAAAACTGCAGGGAAGCCAAAAACAGGTCACCTTATTCAGTTGCTTATCTATATGAAAATTCTTAATAAGAGCAAGGCTGTATTGATTTATGAAAACAAGAATAATCACGAACTGCTGATTTTCCCTATTGAACTAAATCAATATATGTATGAGTGGGTAGAGAACGCTTTTGAATGGATGCGAACTGTTCGAAAGGCATGGGAAGATAAGACCCTGCCAGAAAAGAACTATCGTAGTAATTCAAAGATTTGTAAGACTTGTCCAATCCGTGAGGCTTGTGACATGGCTGGTTCTGGAGAGATTAAAATTAAATCTTTGGAGCCACTAGATGAAAAGCAAGCATTGTAATTGGTGTGACAAACAATTTGAGACTACGCTATCGTATCAAATATATTGTTCTGCAGAATGCAGAGATGCAGCAACGAAAGAAAAAATTGCTGAAAAATATAATAGAAGCAAGATAGAAAAGCGTAGAGGAAAACCAAGACATTGTAAATCATGTGGAAATACACTTTCAATTTATAATGACAGCACAACCTGTCTATCATGTGAAGAAAATCCAGATGATGTAAATCAAGCATTAAAAGAAATCAAGGGTATCTTAAATGGTAAAATTAAATTTGATTAAGAAACCAAAAAGATTTTGTGCAATTGATGCTAGTACAAACAGCCTTGCTTTTGCCATCTTTGATGATAAAAAAATAATTGCTTGTGGAAAAATTAAATTTGAAGGTACAACAACCTATGATAAAGTTATGGATGCTGCTAGAAAAACAAAAGCATTTTTTGACAAGTTTGATTTTGAAGCAATCATTATTGAGCATACAGTATTTATGAACAGCCCTAAGACTGCTGCACAACTGGCTATGGTCCAGGGAGCACTTCTTGGGGCTGCCTCAATGTCTGGGGTAAAAAAGATAGGCTCAGTCTCACCTATGACCTGGCAGAATTTTATTGGGAATAAGAAACTAACTAAAGAAGAAAAGCATGAGATTCAAAAAAAGAATCCAGGCAAATCAGTTTCTTGGTTTAAAAATGAAGAACGCAACATTCGTAAACAGAGAACAATTAATTATATTAATATTAATTATGATAAGCAACTGACAGATGATGATGTTGCAGATGCTTGTGCTATTGGGCATTGGGCATTGACTAACTGGGATAAGGCATTTGGGTATTGACAAAATGGCGAACAAACTGTATACTAGTGAAGCATGGTTAAAAAAGAGATATCATGTAGACAAAAAGACTCCACAGGACATTGCAAAAGAATGTGGAACAAGCGTAGAAACTATCTACGTTTACCTAGCAAAATTTGGATTAAGGAAATCTAAAAGATGAAAAAGTTAGCATTAGCACTAACAGTAGGATTGGCACTAGCCACTTCTGGATGCACAATACAATCAACAACCACATCGGCAGATTGTGTCAACGTCATCGTTGATTTTCAGTCTTTAAAAAGCGAGAAGAAGTCTCAGTGTGTAAAGGTAGATGGCAAGATTGATGCCATGACTGTTTTTAATGCTGCTGGATATGCAATCTATGGAACTGACAAGTATGGACTACAAATTATTTGTCGTGTAAATGGTTTACCAGATGCAGTAACTCCAATTGTGTCTAAAGACCAGAACACATATCTTGAGAAGTGTGCTGACATGCCACCAGAGTTTGCCTATTGGGCTTTGCTTGTCCGTACACCAGAAAAAGATTGGCAGTATGCTCCAGTAGGGATTGCTGACCTAACAGTAAATCCTGGGGAACAGGTAGCCCTAGTTTTCTCCGTAGATGAAAAGATGGTGCTTCCTAACTAATGGGCAGACGTAAAAAGGTAGAACTTGCACCAACAAAGTTTTCAAGAGTATACGAACTTGAAGTTGGCAACTTTACCATTGTCAAGGGTGATATAATTAAAATCCAAGACGAACATGGACGAAAGTTTAAGTTTGATAGTGTTGTTACTAATACTGAAACTGGTGCAACATGGGTAGATTGTTTTGAAATGCAAAAAGCAACGTCAGGACAGTACTGCTCATTTGCAATTGACCGTGTAAAGAGAATTCCTGCTCGCAGGGGAAGGCGTAAGAAGAGTGTCATTTGAGGATTTGACAATCGAACACATCGACGAGATGAACAAGGTTGTGGAGAAATATCTCCAGGGCGAAGAGCCTACCAAAATTTCAAAAGAACTTGATTTGCCACGTCAGAAAGTCGTAGCCCACATTAATCAATGGAGGGCTATGGCTTCTGATAATGCTGCTATTCGTGCTCGTGCTAAGGAAGCCCTTGTGGGTGCAGACACACACTATAGCAAACTAATTCAAAAAGCATATGAAGTCATTGATGATGCTACTACCACAGCAAACTTAACTGCAAAGACAGCAGGTATTAAGTTGGTGATGGACTTAGAGTCCAAACGTATTGATATGCTACAGAAGGCTGGTCTGCTAGAGAATAAAGAACTCGCAGAAGAAATGCTAGAGATTGAACGCAAACAGGATATCCTTGTTGGTATTCTTAGAGATATTGCAAGCGAATATCCGCAGGTACGAGATGAAATCATGCGTAGACTTTCTGCAGTATCCAGAGAACAAGAGGTAATTACAATTGTCCACGATGTTCAATGAGTTTCTTGAAGTCCTAAAAAGCAACGTATTTGATGAAAAGCCAGTAGATGTTAGGTCATTTGTTGAAGGCGAAGACTATCTAAATCAACCACCATTGTCACAAATCCAGTATGACATTGTTGAGGCTATGAGTCAAATCTATAGACTAGAAGAAGTTATTGAAATTCTGGGGGATACAGAAGGTCGCAGATACTTTAAGAAATATACTAAGAACGAAGTTATCCTACAACTTGGAAAAGGTTCTGGTAAAGACTTCGTTTCGACAGTAGCCTGTTGCTATATCGTTTATAAACTACTTTGTCTTAAAGACCCTGCTCGTTATTTTGGTAAGCCATCTGGCGATGCCATCGATATCATCAACATTGCTATCAACGCACAACAGGCTAAGAACGTTTTCTTTAAAGGCTTCAAGACCAAGATTGAAAAGTCGCCTTGGTTTTCTGGCAAGT